GCTTAAAAACCAAATATCTCTACCAACGGTAGCAATAGCTTTGTCTGACACAACTCCGTAATCGCGAGTAATTTCGTCTAAATAAGCATCTGTTAAATTACCTACTAAATTCCTAACGGCATACACGCTTGCTTGTTTAAAACATAACAAAGTGTTCTCGTCGTACTTCCACAATGCAACTAATTCATCTTCGCTACCTTTGTTAATTCTGAAATTAGCCATAACGGGTTGGTAGCGGGTGTAATTAAGATAGTCTGAAACAGCAACTAAATCTCGTTTATGCGGAATCATTAAACGGTTCTGAAAAAACAAACCCGTGGAAGCGTTAGGTATTACTTCTGTGCCGTCTTTTTCATTTTCATCTAATTCTTCTTCGTTGTCTTCTTGCTGAATAGATTCCCAGCCGTCATCAATGTCTTTTAAAACTAATGGAGTGACATCCTCTCCTCTGAACATAACTACATTGTTAAAACATTGAACAAAAACAACAGGGTTATTATTAGTAACAGAATTATTGGAACTATCTTTAATTTCCCTAGTCCCTCCAGACATACTAGCTTCTAAAATTCCATATGCTTTATCTTTTGTCGCAATCAATAACCAATTAGCTCCATTAGGATCGCGAAATTTACCAACGCCTTTAACATCGTTGTATGGAGAAAACCCAATGTTAGAAGACCTAAATACATCGTTTTCATCAGTAATAGTTGTTCCACTATTATCCCATTCAATGTCATGTTCAGTAAATACAGTTCCTGTTGCAGTGTTATTGTTATTACCGAAACGCATCAACTTAATACCTTTCCTAGTTTCAGCTACACCAGAACTAAACCTAACATTAGCCGCATCTGAAACATAACCCGGCGGCAATTGACTCGGATCAAGACGATTATTTACGCCAACAAAATTAGCATCACCATCAGAAAGTTGTTGTGGAATTGACATCTAGCGTCTTTCAATTTCGTATTCTAATTCAGCTACTTTTTTTAGTGCTGCTT